AGACGCCAGAGCTACGGTTGCAAAAGTTAAAAGAGTCAGTAAACCTTTTGCGAGAAAGATACAGATCCTTACAGTTGGTGAGCAAAGAGCAAAGGTGATGGGTAAGAATAAAGTAGCTGGTATATTTAAAAGAGGCAAAGAGAGCATTAGAAAGGCTCAAAAGAAATGAAGTGGACTTATTTAAAAATATCTATTTTTTTTAACAAGATAGGTAATTATTTTTATTATAAACATGTGCAGTGTGTTAAAAAGAGTCAAGGGAGATAGTTTTGGATATTAATAAACTTAGAGAAGAATTAGAAGCAGATGAGGGGAAAGTACATGCAATTTACTTGGATCACCTTAACCTGCCTACTTTTGGGATTGGCCATTTGGTGCTTGATTCTGATCCAGAATATGGACAACCTGTAGGCACACCTGTTAGTGAAGAGCGTGTAAATAGCTGTTTTGACAGTGATATACAAGGAACTATAACAGATTGTAAGAATTTATTTGGCAACTTTGATGACCTGCCAGAAGAGGCACAACTAATTTTATGTAATATGATGTACAATTTGGGGTACACAAGACTAAGTAAATTTAGTAAACTTAGAGCAAGTATATCAATCATGGACTTTACTGAGAGCGCAAATCAAATGTACGACTCGAAATGGAGAACACAAGTGCCTAACAGAGCAGAACGTTTAATTAATAGAATGAAAGCACTAGGAGCGTAATATGTTATCAGCAATACTTAGTTTAGCAGCACCGCAAATATTTACTGCTTTAGGGGCTACTGCCTTGCCTGCAGCAGCAGCTAGTTTCATTGGTGGTGGTATAGGAAAGTTGCTTGAAGGTGGAACAGAACAAGAAGCGCTACAGGCTGGCGCTCTTGGTGGCTTAGGAAGTTTTCTTGGAGGCAAATTAGCAGGTGGATCTAATATAGCTGGTGGAACAATGCCGGGCTTTGGAACTACCGCAGGCACAGCAGGTGGCGGAGCGGGTGTTGCAGAGGCTTTTCAAGGTGCAACGGGTGCAGGCGGAATACCCGTGGCAAGTGGAGATTTATACGGTAAAGTTGCCGATACAGGTTTTATGGCAGGGTTAACAAGACCAGAGGCAATAGGTGCTGGTATAGGTGCATCTTTAGCTCCCCCGCCTATGATGAAGCCAAAGGAAGAAGAAGAAACAGAAATGCCAAGAGGCATGCCTATTAAAAATACATCTATATTTCCTGAAATGGGATACGATGCAGGCAAAATGGGTGAGTTTGATTACAGAATACCTAAAAACTTTGCAGAGGGTGGTGAAGTTGATTCTATGGATATGGCAATGGATGCGGGTATTGGCGGAATGATGAAAGAAGGAATGAATGATAAAGAATTAATTAGCAGTGCCATAGATGTGCTTCAAGGAGAAATAGAAGACCAAGAACAACAAAAAGTTATATTATCACAATTTGTTGCTCAATTTGGGCAAGATGCCTTACAAGATCTAATGCAAAAAGTAGAATCAGGCGAAATACCATCTATGAATCAAGAAGGAGATGGTATGGTAAAAGGTGCTGGAGATGGTATGGCTGATATGATTCCTGCTAATATGGAGGGAGATCAAGATGTATTACTTTCTGATGGTGAGTTTGTTGTGCCTGCTGATGTTGTTAGCGGCCTTGGTAATGGCTCGTCAGATGCAGGTGCTAATAAATTAGAAGATATGATGGATAGAGTTAGAGAACTAAGAACTGGCGGCAAGGCACAACCGCCTGCTATACCTGATGAGATGATGTTGCCTGCATGATATGCACAGCAGTGCCTCGTGAGGCAATAGATATAGTTTGGGGCGATGTAAGTAATATGCTTAACAAAGCCATAGTAACAAGCGCAGGTAAGTATCATATTGATGATATTTACAGGCATTTAACTGAAGGATATTATAATCTTTGGTTGATTATAGATGATAAGAAAGATGAAAAGGTGATAGCAGCAATAACCACTAGAATAATAGAATATCCAAGTAAAAAAGCTATGGCTATGGATTGGATAGGTGGCAGAAGAATGATGGAGTGGTTGCCTATCGCTATGGAAAGATTAACAAGTTTTGCAAAAGACTGTGGTTGTAGCCATTTAGAGGGCTATGGAAGAAAAGCATGGTCTAAGATTTTAAAAAAGTATAACTGGGAACCAGAATACATAGCTTATCGAATGGAGATAAACAATGGGTAAAGGCGGATCAAGACCACAACAGCCAACTGAACAAAACATAGTGCAAAGCTCATTACCTAAATATTTTGAGCCATATGCTATAGACATGATAAAAAGAGCAGAGGCTGAATCTAAAAGAGAATACACTCCATTTCAGGGGCAAAGGCTTGCAGATGAAAACACTGATACAGCAAGGTCCAGAGAAATAGCTAGATCTGTAGCGGAAGGTGGTATACCGGGCCTAGGTCAAGCAACGGCAGGAACTACAGCCGGTATGGGAAGAGCAATAGAGGGTCTTGGTTTTCAATCACAAGATTTTGGATCTGCACAAGCGCAACAATACATGTCACCATATTTACAAAACGTATTAGATGTACAGAAAAGACAGGCTATATTAGATTTTAACAGACAGCAAGCAGGTAGAGATGCTGATGCTGTTCAGGCTGGTGCGTTTGGTGGATCAAGACAAGCTGTAGCTCAAGCTCTTGCTGGAGAGGGTTTGCAAAGACAACTAGGTGAAATACAAGCTGTTGGTCAACAAAAAGCATTTGAACAAGCACAGCAACAGTTTGAAAGAGATAGAGCAGCACAATTAGCTGCAGAAAGACAAGGATTGTCTGCGGCAGAGAGTTTGTCTGGTCAATCAGCGCAACTTGCTGCATTAGGTGAAAAGGCTAGAGCAGGTGATATAGAGTCTGCACAATTACTGGAGAAGATAGCTAAAGACAGGCAAGCAAGAGAGCAAGCAGGATTAGACTTAGCATACGAAGATTTTATTAGACAAAGAGATATGCCAAGAGAAGATTTAACATTCTTGTCATCTATTTTGCGTGGTGTGCCTGTGCAACCATCTACTGAAACCACTAAATTTCAACAATATAATCCTATTAAAGACTTGTTAGGCACAGGTATAGCAGGATTGGGAATATATAGAGGATTAACAGGCTGATGATAAATCTTTTACAAATTCAAGACGATTTAAAAAATTTTTCTGAAGATCAATTAGTAAGGGAAATGCAACAGCCTAGCGGCACTGCGCCCCAGTTTCTTGTTTTATCAGAGCTAAATAGAAGAAAAAGAGTTAAAGGTGAGTTTGCAGCTAGACAAGCACAACAAGCCCCAACAGTGGCTGAAGAAGTTGTGGCGGCTGCTGGTGTGCCGCAGTCAGGTATGATGGGTATGTCAGAGGCTATGGCTCCTGCAAGTGTTGACTCAGGTGGTATAGGGGCTATGATGCCACAAAACATGAAATCTGGTGGTGTTATTAGAGCGCAATCAGGTTTACCTGAAGATGAAATAGTAGATACTAGTTTTGACAGTGATTTTGATACACAAGGTGGATCACAAATGATGCCAATGGGTATTAATCAAAAGTTAAATTTAACTTCTGAAGATGATGACGTTCTTGATATAGAGCAAGAATTAAGAAATAGACAGGCTATGCTTGAATCTGACAGAAACTTTGCAAGAAATATGGCTTTAGTACAGGCAGGATTAGGTATATTGGCATCAGATAAACCAACATTAGCTCAGGCAGTTGGTGAAGGTGGCCAACAAGGACTAACTGCTTTTACAGATGCAAATAAAGCATATCAAGAAGGATTGACTGATGTACTGAATGCTAGGTCCAAGTTACAACAAGCTAGAATAAAAGCATCAGGCAAAGGCACTTTAGATAGAAAAGGGGCTTTGGCTGCAATAAGTTCTTATAATAATGATATAGCGGCAATCAGAAAACAAATATCTGACGTATCTACTAGTTATGAAGGCGATCCTAGAGAAATACCTCAAAAGTTAGCAGCATTAGAAGAAGAATTAAATAGATTAAGATTTGAGCAATCACAGCTTTATGATGCTGCAGGTATAAGACCAAGACCAAAGATAAAAGTAGCTGATTTACCATCTTCAACAAAGAGTGAATAATGGGTTCTTATTCTACTATAAGCCCCGTAACTGGTAAGTTATATGACTTTGAGATACAGGGTGATACACCTAATGAAGAAGAATTAGATAAGATATCTAATTATATTGCCAATGATGGCGTAACTCCACAAGAAACTACAGTTGCCGAAGCAAATGATGATGATGCCACATTCAGTGCAGGAATAGGCAGAGGTGTTGACTTAATACAACAAAGTTATGGATCTGCACTAGAGGGTATCGGTAAAGTAACTGGATTACAGGGATTACAAGATTATGGCGCTCAGGTAGCAGAAGATAATGAGAAAGAACTAGAGGCTTCTGCAGGCAGCGCTAGACAACTAGCTGATATAAATGATGTTGGTAGTTTTATTGACTACATGCAGGTTAATTTAGGTCAACAATTACCTAATTTAGCACCAAGTTTAGCAGGTGGATATGCTGGTGCAAAAGGCGGAGCAACAATAGGATCTTTTTTAGGGCCTGCTGGTACAGTGATTGGTGGAACAATAGGTGGTATTGTTGGCGCCACAGCGGCTAATTTACCTTTTTTCTATGGCATGAACAGAGAGGCCCAAAAAGAAGAAATAGAAAAGGGTAACAAAGTAGAGTTGAGTGAGGGTGCAGCAGCGCTTACTGCGATACCACAGGCTGCTCTAGATGCTATTGCAGATAGATTGTTAATAAGAGGTTTTTTAAGTCCATTAGTAACAGGTGGTGGATTATTTACTCGAGGTGTAAAAGGTGCGGCTAAAGGTATTATATTAGAAGCTCCTACAGAAATAGGTCAGCAGGTTTTAGAAAGAGCGCAAGCAGGTAAAGAGTTATTTAATGAAGAAGCATTAGATGAATATCTTGAGGTAGGTGTAGCTGCTGGTCTACTTGGTGGTACGATTAGAGGCACAGGTGAGATAATAGGCGGTAAAAGGGCGGCTAATAAAACAGACGAACTAGCCCAAGACGCTGTATTAGAAGAAGAGCAAGCTAGACAAAGAGGTAAAAACTTCCAAGATATTAGTGGTTTAAAAGCTCAAACAATACTAGATGAAAATGAAAAGCAAGTAAAAGATGCCCCTGTAGAACAGGTTGAGCCTTTTACTAGTGTGTTTGGTAAAGAGCTTACACAAAGTGCTGTGGACAACAAAGTTGCAAGAGAAACAGCAGATCCTCTACAGGCGGCCAGAGAGACCACGCTGCCATTCAAACCAATAAAATTATCAAGTTTACCCAAAGATGAAGCATTGCGTATAGCGCAGATTCGTCAACGCACCGGGTCCCAAGCACCAAGTGCTGACGTTACTATAGCTGAATTAGAAACTTCTATAAGCCCTGAAGCAGCGCAGCGTGAGAGGATTAAGCAAAAACCATTACTTTCACAGGGTAAAGCTCTCTTTGAAAGACAGATAAATAATCTAGACACGCCACAAGATATATCTGCATTTGCAACAGATACAGCAGGTATAATAGAAGAGTTGATTGCTACAAATAAACTTAATCAAAAAAATCTTACACAATCGTTAGATATTAATAATCAAGAAGCTAATGAAGTTATAAAATATTTAGAAGATGCAGGGCATGTAAAGCGTGAAAAAGGCAGACTAAAAAAAGGTAACGATGATATAAAAAGTCTATCTACAAAAGCTGATGCCACAAAGGCTAGAGCTAACGACCTGTTAAAAGATCAGCAAAACATAGAAAAAGACAGGGTAAACATACCAGATGCAGATCAACAGCTAGACAGGATAGCTCAGGAGTATGCACAACTTCAAGAAAATGCTTTTCAAATAGAAAAACTAGGGAAAAAGGTAGGCAAAGACACAAAAAAATTAAAAGCCTCTAATATTACGCCTGATTTTGTTGCCAAGCGCACATCAGACAAAGCTGAAAAAGCACAATTTACAGATGAGTATAAGTTAAAATTAACTTCTGTACTTAATAATTTAAAGAAGCAACTCGTTGATCTTGGCTTGAAAGACATAGAGCTAAGAGATCAAAGTATTATAGAGAATGATGCCAGTATCGAAGGTTACTTTACCACATCACCTGCTGGTAAGCGTGTTATAGGACTTGCTATGGATCTGTATGATCCTAATTTAACAGATGCACAGCTTACAGATAAACTTGCTGGTGTTATGAACCATGAGTTAATTCATGCATTAAAAGACATGAACTTTTTTACAGAGCAAGAATACACAACACTTGTAAATGCCGCTAATAAAAGAAAGTTTGTAATAGAAATAAATGGTGTAGATACCACTAGGAAATACACATATATGGAGAGAGCGGCTCGTATATATCAAAAGAAAGATGATGGTACAGATTACACAAAAGAAGAGGTAGCAGAAGAAGCTATAGCTGAAATGTATAGGCACTATGTACAGGGCAGATTACCTGTTGTAGCCAAGCCAAAGGGTATATTTGACAAGATTACCAGATTTATAAAGGCAATATTTACATCACATATAGATTCAGGTTTTATGAATGCCGATGATATATTTGCTAATATCAATAAAACAAATGTAGAGCAACGTATTAAAGATCGTGCCAACATACCGTCAGGAGCAAGAAGCAATCAAAAATATTCTACCGCCGGAATAGTTGCTGGTTATATTAGACCTAAATTAGGCAATATAGAAAGAATTAAACAGTCATTTAAAGATGTTACAGCAAGAATAGATGTTTTAGAAAAAGCTGCAAAAAGATTACAAAATGATGAAATAGATTATAAGACGTATGATAAATTAGTAAATGATGTTAAGCCTATAGTTCCTTATGAAACTGTGCCTAAACCAGCTACAGTACAAGAGATGACTAATGCTCTTGATGAGAATAAAGTTGCTAAAATAAATAAAATATCAACCATACCAAATGGAACTCCAGTACAGTTAAGATTAGATATACCTGCTTATACAAGAAAGGGAGTCTGGGTTCCAACTATACATGGGACAAATGAAACTGATGCATTAGGTTTAGGAAGAAGAAATCAATCTATAGCCCATGAAAGCGTGGCTATAGTTAATAATGCAGATTTGTTTATGAAAGAAGCATTTCAAAAAGTGGGTTTAAGAATAGCCTCGGGCGCGCAAAAAGGACCGTATGCTACAATAAGTGGTGAGTTAGAGCAAACAACCCCTGATGCGGCATTTGCAGAAGCACAAGCGGCTTTAAATGATCCTACATTTATTCAAGTTGGTTTTGATCCTACAAGGCATTCTTACTTTTACGATAGAATGACAACACAGCCAGTTATATCAGCCGATAGAATAATACAAGTTGGCCCACTTGTTATGGCTAAAAATCCTGTTTTTGAGGGTAAAGAAATTTTTAAATATTCTAAAACAGGTTCTTCTATAGAAAGGGCCCGCAGAACATTCGATAAAGATGGTGATGCTCTTATAGATAGCACTATAGTTGACGAGTATGATGACAAAGGCGATATAAAGCCACAGCCTGAGTATCAAACTAATCCAGACCAAGCCACACCTGCTATTAAAGAAAAAGTATTAAAAATTGATGCTTTAAGAAATCATCAAAAGAAAAGAAAAAACAAAACATTTGATATACATTCTGAAAATCTAGAAGAAAGAGAAAATAATAGGGAAAATGTTGCAATAATGCTTGCTGCTGAGGCTGAACGAGCATTGCAAAAAGATAATAATGCTATTGGATGGTATGGTAGGACACTAGATAAAACAAAAAAATTAGTAACTAAATTATTATATCCTAATATTAATCAGCCAAGTCACAAACTTGCTTTTGATTTTGCTTTATCTGTTACATCTAATGGTATAGGCGTTGTACAAAATTTTGGTTACGCATCGCAACAATATGAAAGTTGGTTAAAATCTAGCGATGTAGATTCAGAAAGAAGATTTCCAATAAACGGATGGGGTAAAAGAGTACAAGCTATGGAAAAGGCTTTTGCTTTTTATAATGCCATGAAAGACAATGGCGTATCTACAGAAGAGTTTGTAGAGTTTATGAATCACAAAACAACTCCTGCGTTATTAAGAAAAAATAGCTACATATTAGAAACTCAACAAACTGTAGACAGCAAAGAAGCTGCTAATGAGCCTGTAAATGGTTCGTATATTATAGGTCCAAAAATAGGTCAGGGTTTTTATCAAAACTTAATTGGTAATTTTGATAACTTGACTATGGATATATGGTTTACAAGAACTATAAATAGATTAACAGGATTTCCATTTGAACCACCAAAATTACCAGCTACGTTACAAAGACAAGTAGAGCGAGTTGACCTTGCTTTATCTGGTAGAAAAAGAGATGGAAGAGCGGCTAATGCTCCTATAATAGATAATCCATTAACAGATCTAGATATTGAGTTAATACAAAATACAGAAGAAGCAACAGGTATAGATGTGGTAACTGAAGCAAATATGCTACAGTTTTCAAAAGAATATGCCAAAGAATATCAAAGGTGGAGAGGGAGAACTGAAAGACAATTTGAAAAAGAAACAGGTAGAAAAGCTAAAGAATTACAGTTACCCGAAAAAACAGAATTACAGTTAGCAACAGAGTCGTTTGTAAATGCAAGAGAGGATGTAGAACAAGAAGACCCAAGAAACGTACAAGATAGACAGGCATTTAGACAAATTGTTAATAGAGCTAGAGAAATATTAAAAGAAGATACTGGCACTGATATAAGTAACGCAGACTTTCAAGCACTTATTTGGTATGCAGAAAAGCAATTATTTGAAGCTCAAGGAGTAAAAAAATCACAGGGTGATGATAACGATTATTTAGATGGCGCTATATTTTTATTACAATCAAAAGGAATAGAAAATGACCAAATCACAGAAGCACTTCCCGAAGCAGACAGAAACAGAGTCTATAGTAGAACAAGTCCCTATGGAAGAGATGGACAATTTCGTGAAAGAGTTACTGGAGAGCTACAGGTCGAATCAGATACAGACACCGAAATTGAAGGACTAGGTGAAAGCGAGACTATATACGAATTTATAGATCCTGAGCTAAGAGCTAAAGCTGAAGAAGATGGATTAGATATAAAATATTCTATGCTTGGTAGTATGTTTGCCAAAGACTCTAGTTTGTCATTTGTAGACAGACCTATAAGAGGAACAGAAACTAAATTTGGTGATGTTTTAGGAAACATAGCCGCAGCAAAAAGAAGAAGAGAAGCAAGAAATAGTCCATCTATAAAATTATTTGGTTTAGTTGAAGATATAACTGGTAAACTTAATCATGTTGTTGTGCAAGAAGGCACACATACAGATTTGGGTAATGGTAAGTATGGTGGCTTTGGATTAGCTCATATAAGGGGTAAAAGATTTAATAAAGATGGTAGACCAATATTAACACATTCACAAGAAATATTAAGAAATCATGATTTTCGATCTGACTTAGAAGCTATTGAGCAAATGCTTAGGGCATATAAAACACAAAAAAATAACTTTGCAAAAGCATTTTATGATGAAGCTCGTGATAACATGGGCATAAGAGTTGAGCCTGACGGAGGCATTGGTAATAATGATTTAAGGATAGAGTGGACAAAATCTAGAACTAAAAATGGTAGTGAGAATAAACTAGTTATGTCATTGAAATATGACAATACTACTTTAAAAAAAGGTGGTTTATTTGGTAAGCCTGTACAGACATTACCTTTATACACTGTTCGTACAATATTCTCTACACCACAGCAGTCAGAGATAAGAAAAAGATCTCAGATAAGCTCTACACCAGTTAATGTTACAAGTCCTAACTCAGCGCAGATTGCTAAAGACATACAGGCTAAAAGACAAAAGATTAGATACGATAATTTATCAGGTATAATAGCAAAAGGTTTAGGCTTCACCATGCCACAAGACGAGGCAAAGTTAAAGGCTCAGAGATTTTTAACTTATTTTCAAGATGCCATGTTACCTGTTGGTGCTTTAATGGACAAGTTGCGTAGTGAAGGTTTAACAATCACTGATGCTATGGACACATATATGCAAGAAGAAAGATATCAGGGTATAGCTGGTAATAAGGTTAGAATAGTTCAAGAAGAATTATTTGAACCTATGATGGAAAAGATAAGAAAACTAAATATATCTGATGCAAAAATAGCCGAACTAAAAGCTATAAAAGGCCCAGTAGATCTAGGCTTCTTTGCATTTGCAGATGAAAAATATGCAAGCCAAAAGTTAGCGATTATGGATACTGTTCTTTACGCGCAGCACGCTCTAGAACGTAATGACTACATACGAAAAAAAACAAATGGTCAAAATAATGCAGGCTCAGGCATGACTGATAGAGAGGCTACAGAGATAAATAATTGGGTAAAAAGTTTATCACTTGCAGAGAGAGGTCAGATAGAAAATGTTGTAGCGGATGTAAGAAACATAAATGAAAATACTATTGATGCCAGAATAGAGGCTGGTCTTCTTCCAAAAGATACAAAGACAAGAGACAGAAGTGATCCTGATGCCATTATTATCTATGATAATTATGTTCCTTTACAAGGTGATTTAGATATAGAACAAGAGAAGTTGTTGTATGACGAGGGCTATGGGCGTAAGCGTAGAATAAGCAACTACTTTGGTATAGCAGGCAAGCTAGACAAAACAGCAAAAGGTAGAAAATACGATAACTATGCCCAAAATATAATTGCTTCATTAATGGCGCAAAATAATAACACTATTGCAAAAGGTGAAAGAAATAAAGTTGGCTTATCCTTCTTTAATCTAATCCGAGGCCAAGAAGAACAAGCTGACGGATCTGTCGCTACAAACGCTACCTTAGCTACAGAGATGAATAAGATAGGAGAAGATATAACAGGTCAATCTCTACAAGAAAGAAGAGGTAAAGATATTACCGCAGAAGATGAATTAGTTTTAAGAGAAGATGGTCAAGAGAGAATAATACATATAAAAGACAGAAGAATAGCCAACGCTTTAAATGGATCTATGAATCCACATCAAAGTAATAAACTTATTAGATTTATGGGTAAACTTAACAGATATCTATCTGCTATCAACACTACATATAACCCATCGTTTGTTATACCAAACTTCTTTAGAGACTTAGAAACAGCGGGTGTGAATGTTCAACAATATGATGAAAAAGGGTTAACAAAAGAAGTTACAAAGGGTGCTTTTCCTGCTGTATTTGGAATAGTAAAAGAACTAAGAAATAAAGGCAGTAATGATCCTTGGGCTATAGAATATAGAAAATTTGAAGAGGCAGGCGGTAAAAATGCTACTAACCAAATGAGTGATCTTCAAGATCAAATAGAAAATGTAAAAGGATTATTAGATGATATAAGCGAAAATACTTTAAAAAGTAAGTTTGGTTTGCAAAAAAGACAGTTTGTAGGAAAAAATATTAATAGTGCGTTAACTTTATTAGACGATGTGAATACAGCGGTAGAAAATGGTGTTCGTGTAGCAACGTTTAAAGCGCTGCGTGAAAGAGGAATGACCGCAACACAAGCCGCTCAAGCCGCTAGGAACGTCACCGTAAACTTTGCGAAGGGTGGTGAAAATAAAGTTGCCATGAATAGTTTATATTTATTTTATAATGCATCACTACAAGGGTCTATGGCACTTATAAATGCGGCTATTAGATCTCCTAAGGTAAGAAAGCTATGGGGCGGTATGGTTGTGTATGGTATATTCCAAGACCAGATCAACTCATTATTTTCTGGAGATGAAGATGGCGATGGAATTAAAGACTATGATGAACTACCAAGATATATACTTGAACATAACTTAATCTTTCCAACACTTGGGTTAGCTGATGACAAGTTTATATCTATACCTCTTGGCTATGGACTAAATATGGCAGTTAACTTTGGAAGAGCTTTAAGTAGAACACAGCGTGGCGAGTACACGGCTGGAGAGGCTACTCGCACCATAGTAGGAACTGCTATAGAAAGTTTAAGCCCGATAGGTGCTTTTGATCACTATCTTACATTTGCCGCTCCTACAGTAGCTGATCCATTTATCAGTTTAGCTATTAACGAAGACTATAAGGGAGATCCTATATATAAAGAAAGCCCAACATTTTCTTCTGTGCCAAAGCCAAACAGTCAGCAATATTGGTCTAATACTGGCAGAATACCAAAGTTCATAGCAGATCAGTTGAACACTCTCACACTAGGAGATGAAGTTGAAAGCGGATATTTGGATTTTTCTCCTGATGTAATAGAATATTGGATTGACTATCTTACTGGTGGTGCGGGAAGATTTGTTCAAAGAACTGCTGAAATGCCACTTAATATTATGGATGCTCTGAATGGTGACCTTGAGGTAAGCCTATGGAGTACAGTTCCTTTTGCTAGAAAGGTTATTGCTTCTCCCTCCGAGAGGCAGGACACTGGTAATTACTTAGATAATAGACAAGACCTATTTACAATATTAGCTAGAGTTGATTTAGCCAAGAGATCAGGGGATCGTGAGGCAGTTATCGCTATGTACGACAAATATAAAAAAGAACTTAGTATTGCGGGAAGATTGAAGGCGATAGACAATGCAAGAAACAGAATCATCAGGCAGATTAGAGAAATAGAAAAGAATCCTCGAATACCTGAAGAGACCAAAAGAAATCTTATACGTCTACGCAGAGACAAGATAAAAGACTTACAACAAACGGGCTTGATATTAATGAGATCCGTGGGCTTCAAAAAGGCGGGATAAAAGTTAATTTTAACTTTTGTGCAGAAGTTAGATATAGAGTGAATGTTGTAGCGAATCCCGGGACTAAAATCAAAGAACATCCTAAAAGTTATCATATCAGCAGATCTTTTTTACCGCAGCGAGCTGATAAGTATGTTAGTTGGCGATGTGGGCATTTTTTATTCGGCAGCGAGTCCGCCATATTACTATCATACTATCATTATTTGATTTTTTTTATTAATTCCTTGAGATACCATTGTGCTTTTTCAAGATCCTCTATCTGATTCTTGTTGTTCTTATGCTCGTATCTCCAAAGGTATTTCATAACGTTACCTTGTAAGTAGTATTTATAACCATCGCCTAGTGCTGACTGTATTGCGTCTATACACTCTACCTTACCTTTTCTGTAGTGCTTTGGTCTATTAACATTGTCTTGTTTCATCTGTATCTCCTATTCTTTTAAAATACTTCAAGTCGAAGTGACACATTGGCTCTTGATCTTGCCAATCGTTGCGGTCTGATCTGCCACCTTGCTTGATGGTGAAGGGGCAAAAAACATCCAAATACACAATTACATCTAGGTACGACACCAAAATAATTGAAGTAGTATTTGTTTGGTCTGCAAGCCTCCTAGCTTCTAAGACCTTTGCTAGTGATATTATGTATGTGGGGAATGTTCCAAAGTTATGAGTTCGGCATTTTACTTCCGCCCAGCCCACCAGATCATCATTGCGGTATATTGAATAATCTAACTTGTATGACATTGGAAGTTTGTAATAGACCACACCCCAACACTTTGAGATGTGATCTAATACTTTTTTTTCTGATTTTCTATCTTGAGAATTTTCGTATAAATCCCTAGCCATAAGTTAAAATTAACTTCTAGGGCTATTCTCTAACCAAGCGACAATATCTTCTTTCTTGTAAAGTTTCTTTGGTCTATTTCTTTCAGACCTGACTATCTCGAAACCTTTTGGAAAGTTAGAGTTCTCATCCTTGATTATGTTATATAAAGTCATGCGACTTATAGAAAGATAGTTGGCAACACCATCTAAGGTTAAATAATCCGATTGTGTATCAGCATTATTCTCCGACTTTTTCTTGGTCATTCTCTTTCCTTTCGTCAGGTGTTCCGTCTTCATTCAACTTTACCATGACAACCATATACCTAGAACCAACCCAATCTTTATGTAAGTCCTGAGGAACGTCATTAGGATGTATGGTTAATTTTATGTTTGTTCCGTTTTTATCTTGCATCATAGATGTTTTGACTGCCTCGAAACTAATGTTAGGCACTTTATTTTCTTCTTCCATTTATCTCTCCTTTAGAATGGTATTGGATCATCAAAGCTATCGTCATCCTTTGGCTCTTCTTTTTTAGTTTCTTTAACCTCTGTGATTCCGTCTTTTCTATCTTTTTCTACGTTGGCAATTATCCTGAGATAAGGCTTTTGTGTGGTTCTGCCTACCTTTTTCCAACCAACTAGATTTACTTTTGGAATTGCAATACCCTCATTCTTTTGTGCAATAAGGTCATTAACAACATCCATCTCAAATTCTAAAGATCCTGAGTAGTCAGGGCTTTTCTCAGTCCTCTTAGATTTAGCGGTAAACAATGCTCCCGTTGCGGGAAATTTATTATCATCTTCCATTTTCTTCTCCTTTGTTATTTTCTATTTCCAATGATCTTGCTTTGAAAGCCTCTTCAACTTCCTCGAAGTCTTTTTCAGATACTGCTTTCAGTATTTCTCTAGGTTCTTTGTTGCTCTTCCAAAAATTTACAATATCTTGTCTATTGTTTTGGATAGGTAGGAAAGTTATAAAACATTCTTTTATAAATTCTGCACCCTTAACCCATTCCTCTTTGCCATCTAGATGAACAAACTTAGCTTTAGGCAGATCGTCTTTATTTTCAGTTTCAATAGTGCCACCCTTTATTTCTTTAGGTCTTTCTTCTTTAAAACTGTCAGCCTCATCCTCTGCATATACATCCCCGTGCAAACCAACAAGTTTTAGTATTACTCTATCCTTGGCTCTTTTTTCTGCCATAGCATATGGATAACTATTTTTATTGTTAGATGGGGATGCCTCGCCTATAGACCATTCAGACTTATCGCCCATATGACCCATGACCATAAGACTAACGATACGTTTACTGCTATCGCTTTCTAATATCTGAGGGGCATCAAACTTTATATTTCTTTTTACTGCCACTTTTTCCAATGCTTTATGCAAAAGCACATAAGTTCCGTGACAGTTCCAACCCGCCTCTTGATGAGTCATGCCGATTTCTTTCAAGGTTTCGACAACCTTATCAGGTATATTGCTCCTCATAGTTTCATCCATAATCTAATTTTATCTCGGATGTTGGCATACCAACGTAACAAAAAGAACGTCTTGATAGGTTTGCCTTTTCCTGTAGCCTGTACAATATGCTCGGCTATCAAAGATGCATCCTTAGGTCTAGTGCTTGTTATCTTTGGCTTTAGTTTAACAACACCGCTTTTCTTTACTTTTCTTACAACCTTTTTAGGTTTTGGTTTTTGTTCTTTCATTGCTCCCTCTCTTTCTTTTGTTTGCAAAAATCGGCAACCGAACAATAGTTGCCACATCGTGTGTACTCGCCACTACGAAACTCTATCTCTAAATCTGTTTTCTTGGTGTAGGCTTGGTCAGTTTCATTATGCCAATCGATGTAATTGTTTGCTTCTTCTTCACTATCTAAAACTCTTATGGCTCTTTTCTGACCCTTTTTCTTTACTGCCCAAGTGTCATTCTTTTTCCACATATCTTCATCACTACAAAGCCCAACGTCTTCATTTAAATCAAAGCTAATCTGAGCCTCTTGATGCATTCTAATTCTTTCTTTGATGTATTCTTCTGTTTTGTTTTTATCCCACAAAGGTATATCAACAAAAACTATTGGTGCTTTTGGATAATCTTCTTTTTTCTCGGCATCCCGTCTATTCCAATCCCTGAGGATTGCACATATTTTTAAACTGCCCACATTCTCTTTTGATGCTAGATATGCATAGCAGTTTAATTGATTTTCCCACTCAGGCTTTCCGTATATCACAGACCAAACTGAAGTAACTTTGTAATCAATTATGTTTACAGTCCTAGAGCCATCATCGTTGGAAATAAATTCTTGCCTATCTATTGCACCTGATAAAACCCAACCATCTACTTCTTTGTAGAGCCTTTCTTCAGTTATAATATCATCGGATTGTTTTGAATTTTCTAATACTGAATGAACCGCAGTTCCGAATAATGCCCAAACCATATCGACTGCATCGACCTCTATTTGATCGTCATACTTGTCTTTCATCAATCTTATCTTGGGGCTATCTATCAAAGATGTAACTGATATATCAGCTTTACCTTTACTGTATTTATCATTTATGGCAAAGTCCACAAAGGGCTGTGGCATCCCAAAGTTATTAGTGATTTTCATGTTAAACTCCTTACGCACTTTTATAAATAATAGGAACACCAACTTATGTCAATAAAAACCCATAAAAAAATAAATTTTATTATTGAGGGCGAACCCGCAAGCAAGGCAAACTCAAGAAAAATAGTTAGTTTTGGAAAAAGAATGGGAGTTATAAAATCTCAAAAAGCTAGGGATTATGAAAAAATATTTGCAAGCCAATGCCCACAATTAGAAAATCTTATTGAAACTGATGTTAAAGTAGAGTTAATTATATACTACGCATCTAGGAGACCTGATTTAGATGAAAGTGTAATCCTAGATTGCATGCAAGGAAAAATATATTTGAATGACAGACAAGTTAAACACAAGGTCGTATATTGGGGATTGGATAGAGAGAGACCTAGAACTCATGTCCGAGTGTCGGCTTTGGAAACATGTGATGTGCCAAGCGATTTCTGATTTATATTTAGGTAGCCCAAAACAAAAACTATCGGTAGCCGAATGGATTTGCAGTCAGGATTTTCAAGACGTATGCGATATGGCTGAACTAAACCCAAGTAAAATAAAACCACATTTAGACAAGATAGCAACAAGCAAGCCCGTTGTCGCTAGGTACTTGGGAGAAAGATTAAAACGAGTAATTCAGAGCCGAAGTGTGTTCCACTAGTTATAACTAATACTAGTTATAAATATATATATATATACTAGTTATAACTAGTAGAAGTTAAAATTAACTTTTACATGACCTATTCCAAACTACAGGACAAAGTATAAAACTATTGATTTGATAACTAATAAAATTTTTATTTTTTTTCGTTGACTAGATTTTTTTATAACACTATCTTTTTGAAATTGCGTAGGAGAGAAATATGGAGTTATCACAAACAATCAGGGCTAATGCTCTAAGGTTGGGAGATGGTCAACACAAAGTTAGTTGCCCGTTTTGTTCCAACACACGAAAGAAAAGTAATCAAAAAACTATGTCGTTAAAAGTAGATGAACAAGCAGTTGTTTACAACTGTTGGCATTGTGGTAAGGATGGCTTGGTCAAGTTTGGTGAAAGAAAATTTAAGCTGATAAGGAGAGATGATGTGGTAGGCAAAGTAGATAAGAATTGGCATGATTTAACAGTAGAGAATGGCAGTATAGATTATCTTAAAAGCCGAGGCATATCAGAAACAACCGCAAAATTTGCGGGAGTAAAATTTAAAAAACACTACATAGCATCAGAAAATAAAGAGATGCCATGCTTGGTTTTTCCATATGTAAACAAGGGAAATACAGAGTATGCAAAGTTAAGATGTTTTCCAAATAAAGGATTTTCTTCTCAGGGATCGGCAGTAAATTTTTTTAATATCGATAATGTTGAGACAAATGATTGGATAATTATTTGTGAGGGGGAGATGGATGCACTTTCTTTTATAGAGGCGGGATATAAATCTGTAGTTTCAATACCTAACGGGGCAGTTATGAAAGTGGTTGATGGCAAGATTGATGCCCACGAAGATGGTAAATTTAAATTCATTTGGAATGCTAAAAAGAAATTAGAGTTATGTGACAAAGTCGTAATAGCTATGGATAATGACAAATCAGGTCAGGCTATGGCTGAGGAGATTGCTAGAAGAGTTGGCAAGGATAGATGTTACAAATTAGATTATCCTGAGGACTGCAAGGATGCCAATGATGTTTTGGTTAAGTATGGCAAAAAAAGATTAGACGAAATAGCATCTAATCCAAAACCATATCCCGTATCAGGATTGTATGATGCCTCGCATTTTTATAATGAGGTCGATGAGATATACGAAAAAGGTATAGGATCAGGAGTGTCTACTGGCTACGAAGATGTAGATCCGCTATATACTGTAGTTGAGGGGCAGTTAACAGTTGTGACTGGTCATCCTAGTAGCGGTAAGTCAGAGTTCATTGATCAAATCATGATTAATATAGCTAAAGACAAAGGATGGAAGTTTGGTATTTGCTCATTTGAAAACGAGCCAAGAATACACATAGCAAAACTAATCAGCAAGTATGTGGGCAAACCATTTTTTGACGGGCTTACACCTAGATTAAATAATTATGAATTAGATCAGGGCAAGAAATTTATACAAAGTCACTTTTCTTTTTTATATCAGGCAGACGGATCTCTATCCTCATTAGAAAGCATCATGGAGAGAATGAAGATAGCGGTAATGAGGCATGGAGTTAGAGGTGTCGTTATAGATCCATACAATTATATTTCTCGCAATATGCAAACTTCCGAAACAGATTGGATATCTGATATGCTAACAACCCTCAGAGTATTTGCTCAGGCTCACGGGATACACATTTGGTTTGTTGCTCATCCAACAAAAATGATGAGGAAAGATGATGGAACTGTTCCGCCACCAAAGGGATATGATATATCAGGATCTGCAAGTTGGTTTTCTAAAGCTGATGTAGGGCTGACTGTTCACAGACCTAGCCCGTCAACATCGAGCATAAGCGAAATAATAATTTGGAAATGTAGGTTTTCTTGGATGGGATCTATTGGGGAATGTGCTTTATCCTTTGACAAAATCACTTCAAGATACGAAACTGTCAAAGATTATGGTACTGCTGAGGAGATGTTAGATCCAAACAAAGTACCAAAAAAGGCAGAGTATAAAAATTATTATGAAAAAGAGGATGACGAAGATCTACCATTTTAATAAAACTGTTCAGCCTGAGTTTATCGGTAAGACTAATAAAGTCAGGATGAGAGTTGTAGATCAGACATGCCTAGATACGTTACTACTGAAACATATACTATCATTAAATGATTTTATGATATTGGACAAATTCCAAATGGATTATAATAGATCAGGCATGGTAGGTGTAAGAGCATCTAATTATAATCCTAGAATTACGACTACATACGACACCCAAGGCGATAATGAAATACTGAGGCGGAAAGTTAGCGAATGTTTAAGTTATGCTAAATCGGCAGGTGGGACAAAAATTTATGACACCGTGTTGAAAATAATAACTGATAAAGAATTAACACGAATTGATATAGAATTTATAAAAAATAATATTGGGGAAATTGTTAAGCCTATAAAAGAATTTTATGAAAGTTGGAGAAATGGTTGACTTAACTGCTTGGCGGGATTATGTATTGATTAAGTGATTGTTTACTCAGCATCTCACTTCTTACGCAAAAAAGGGGGCGGTCTCTCCAACTGCCCCCTTATAGTTTCTAAAAGTTAAAATTAACTTCTAATCGTACAAGTAATTATTATTTGGTTCAGTTTCCCATCTATAAAATATATGGTCATCTATTCTTGTAACGTATGTTTTTGTTTCTGCCCAACTAGGATTGACATAGTCAGCATGATAATGTGTAGCACCCTCGACAAATTCACTTAAATGTTGATTGTAAACACCATTGGCAACATGCATAGCATCTTCCCATGCTTTTGTTTCTAGAGGCTTGTCACTTTTGCCATCACAATACCAACTGAATTGGCATCTATTCTTGATAGGCAAGTTAGGTTTCCATTTGTAAGTTTGACCTTGTTTTACAACCTCACAAACTGTATTGGGATATCGTTTATCTTTTACCCTATTCATAACAACTTGTGCGACTGCCACCTGACCTAAGAAACTTTGATTTTTAGCCTCATGATACACATTAAGTGCAAGGCAAACTAAAGATGCAGTTAACATTATGATATCTCCTATTGCTCTTCAAAAGGACTTCCGCCCCTCATATGTTGAATTGTGGATGTAGATACACGATTTATTCTGCCATAATCTTTTTCTCGAATGGCTCTAGGATCATCCTCGAACCTCTCATCCATTTCTAATTCCTTTGGAGTTTTCTTTGCATTCCTTTTCCAAAGGTCTCTTTGTAGGTCTACTATTGAGTTTCTATAGCGATAACCCTTAGATCTACCCTTAATTTTACTGTAACTTGTCATTAAAATCTCCAATATGTATTTAATCGTTGTTTAAGCCCCGTGCATAGCACAAAGACCTTTTTGCTAGGAATCATACAGAGGGGATATGTTACCCCCTCTGTACAAGGCTCTATGAGCCTTTTTTTGTGGCTTTCCATACCTTAGCCTAACCATAGTTTAGAGATCGAGGCTTTACTCATCATGACTGCCAATAAAATTATGGGGGCAACATTCATGTAGAGAGGTATAGCATTGACGGATGGTAATGAAAAAATTAAAAACAACCCAAGGCATCCACTTTTACCCACGACTTAAAGGAGTGATCTCTCCCCCACTATTCTTTAAAATAAATACTAAAGAAACTCACTATAATCATAGTAACTCCGATAGCACCGATGAAACAAGTAAAAATGATACCCTCGACACTTTGCATATAATATCCATCAGGATCAGCAATAGTGACAATAGACATAAGCAATACACATATGCCTAATAAAAATAATAAAATACGATCTAGATTATTCATCGAATAACTCCTTTTTCCATTCTTTGATTTTAGTTTGTAAAGCCTCGGCACATTCGTATCTTCCATCGAGTATACCGAGTTCTCGACTATCGACCTCGTCATCGTGATGATGAGATCTGACATCGGAGATTTCTCCCCTCAGCCATGTTTCTATTTTAGCTATAAGCTGATTAGATAAATCGTCAGGATTGTTTCGCATTAGTATCCCCTTTTAATAACTTTGATTGAATTTTGTAATAGTCTAACAGTCCTATCATTACCTCTTTTTTTGAGATCTGATATTTCCTCATTGACTAAACCCTCGATCTCTAACATAGCCTCAGCCCATGTTAGATTATCTTCTAGGTCAGCCCAAGTTAAATTCTCAGGCTCGACCTCTTTCCATTTTATTTTACTCAAATTTAGTTCTCCTTTAAAACATAGTCTTTGATTATACTTCCAAGTTTAGGATTACCGCATTTCATTTGGTCAATCCAAACTCGCTTTTTTAATTTGCCATCTTTAGTTCTAAGAACTCTCCAATGACCTCTTCGCCAATGCTCTTTCTTAGGAGAGCCTTGACCCGTAAAAATCTTTTCGTATACCCTTTTACCTCTTGGCTTAGGTAAGGTTATCTCCAAGACTTTGTACTCGCTTTTAGGTGTATTCCTACCAAAAGATATATGATTAATCTTCTTGGGCGGAGTGACACTTTCTTGAACTATAAAATCGTAATTCAATAATCCAAGTAATGATATTAGAAATCTAGGATCTCCCTCGAGTGAATGTATCGATTGTTGAAATCTCTTAACATCATTCATATTAATTTTTCTTTCCCAAGTAGACTTAGGAACTAACCATGCAGTACTTCCTGACTGAACCCATTTTATATGCTTTGATATATTGGGAGTTGTTGCAGAATTATAAGGATAAGCAGTAAGAGTATCATAATCTCTTTCAGCTATGCTTTTTACCAAGTTTTTATCTTTATAAAGTTTGTCTTTATAATACATTCCGTAAGTAAAACCCAAAGCCAACATACCTTGCATATTGGTATCTTTCCAATAATGCTCCTCACTACTTATAGGTGCATGACTTACCTGAGATAAATACAAATCATCAGCATAAGTTAACTCTCTTTCATTATTAATATGAAAACACATCTCAGGACAAAAGAACTGATTGCTTTTTGATTTGTAATTAGCCCTTTCTAGTTCTCCATTTTTATACTGCCAATCAACTCTCTCGGGATCTAATTTGAAAAAACAATGATAAAGAAATTTATCATTAATATTTTTTATTAGATATCCAACTCTAGGCGGAAGACCCTCACTTAATGGCTCTACCTTGTCTTGACCTACTAAACTAATTAAATGATCTCTTAGTATCTTAGTTCTCAATGTCTCGTTCCATTCAATCCACATAGAATTAAATGGCGGTATTGCTCTTTTAAGAACATCGTATAAAGTTGATGGAGTGACATAACTAGCCTTGGCAGTATGCTCTAATAGATTATCACTAACTACAAATTTTTGAGATGTAGCAAGTGTTGTTTGAAAACTCCTAATCTGAAATCGTGAGTACTTATGATCTTGATAATTAAAAATACCTCGCTTAGGATTTGCAAAAGCTGATAATAATTCGTTAGCTAATATAGGTGTATGCATTTGGTTCTCCAAAAGTTAAGTTTAACTATTGATGGGCAAAGTGACGGGCTTTGCCCACCATCTATAATTTTAGTGGATTTCTGTAGACTTTAGCATATAGTCCACGAACTCCCGAAAGTCTCTTTCACTCCAAGCTATTTGTGTTCGCTTGTCGCAAAAGAAAACAATCCGATCTTCATTTGAAACATGATAAACATCGTGGGATAAGATATCATCTCCAATAAAACTTGGATTGTATACATATCCACGATAGCACCATTGTACTATGTCTTGCATGATTACTCCTTTCTAATCTAATAAGTTATTAAGTACATTTGATGTTATTCTCTTAGAGACATTGACCTCAGCTAATCTTAACTCAGGGCTTATGGATGCAATGCACTTGGCTTGCTTATGACCCGCAATCCCGTTGTTATAGTAAGGCTCAGTCTCGAAAGCTACACACCATAGATCTTTAATGACACTAACAATACCGCTTTTGGAACTAACGACATCGACCTTGTAAACTTTCATGTCTTTGTCTTCCAATCTAGCTATTGGTGTATATTTGAGATCAGCTATAAAGTGTGGTCTGCCTTTGTACTCGACACCTGATAGACCTCTTTTCCAAACTTTGTGAAACCACAAAGGGGATAGCTTTAGACTACGTCTATCGTAAGTATACTTAGCTTGCTCTTTTTGATCAGGCTCTACAGTAAGAGAAAAACCCTTTTCACAGTAAATGCGAATGTTAGTTCTCTGATGATTTTTACTCCACCAATCTAGAGCATGATCTTTGGTGTCTCTTATGGCTTTCTTGAATATATCAAACTTACTGAGATAGCCCTCTTGATCCAATAAGGAAAACTTTCTCGCATGTTCTCTATATTCTTGTATGCTTTTGAACATATTTGCCAAGCCAACTATTACCTGACCTTGATCGTAATCCAACATGGATCTGTACTTTTCCATCTTTTGTTCACGAGCCTTGTCATACTTGGCATGACTACGATGATTGTAACTCATTGATACAATGTCATCGATCTCTAATCCAAACTTGGATACTGAATACTCAAAGGCATCTTTCATATTAAGGTATGTCTGATGCTTTGCTAAACTTTTGTTCTCTAAAATATTATCTATCTGCATTGATTACTCCATGATAGTAGTTGATGATTTGACCACAAGCCCAAACTTAGGGGGCTTGTGGATAAGTTAATTTGGTTAGGCAACTTTGAGATAAGTAGTCTCCCCGATAGGTGCATCCTTGGCTTTGATATCGGATGATACCCAAAGAATAGGATAGCCTACATCTTTCTCAGGATAATCGAATATGCCCATATCTGAAAAGTAGATAAAGTTATCTACATTGATATTATTATTGGCAATATAATCGAAGACGGGCATAACTCTCGTACCGCCTCGACCTTTGCACTCTAGCATCTCGATCTGCTCGCCCTTTTCGTATCGGATGACATCTTGGATATCAGCATCACAAGTAATAATCGTGACACTATCAGCACCCGAACTGCTCGCAATAGCATTAAGTTCTCCTAAGAAATAGGATAGTTCTTTACTACTGACTGAACCGCTAGTATCGATGCCGACAACGATATCGCCACAACCGATCTTATTAGATACGGGAGTGATAACCTCGTTGAGATACCACTGCCTACGATTAGGTCTGCGGTAGCTATAGCCCTCGGGCTGATCGCCCCCGATGAACTTGCGGAGTACATCAGTCCAATCTATTTGAGATCTCTTCATCTCGTTGATGATCTCTTGAATATTGGATGGTAGTTTGCCCGCCTCTTTCTTCATCGAGTTGACTGCCATAACAACCTGAGCATTGATCGTAGCCTCTTCAGCCTTGACCTGATCTGAACTCATGCCACCACCCATATCCTCGACATTGCCCCACTCCTGAGGCTCAGGCTTATCCTGAGCATTCTGCATGAGGTGATCATAAATTTTTTCGGCTGACATACCGAAGAACTTTTGATCTATCAAAGCACCATCAGGTAAAGTTAAACCTGAGTTGATGATGATGGGATTGATTGCATAATCGCAAGCTATATTCCAAAGCTGAGGATCTCTCTTGCCCATCCTTAGATGATGCTTGAGAATACGATGATAAGCCTCGTGGACTTTTACTCCATCTAATTGAGGCTCAGTCAATGCATCGGTAAACTCCGCATTATAGAATATAGATCTGCCATCAGTTGCCATAGTCGGTATAGTATTTTTCTCGACCATTGGCATTTGATAAAGGACTGAGGCATAAAAGCCCCAACCCTTGCTCTCTTTATCTAGCATTAGTCTAACCTTAGACCTTGCTATCTTTCTTGGTAAATCATGCATTAAGCATTCTCCTAAAAGTTAAATTGAACTTCTAGGCAACGAGATATTTCCCGTTGCCCTTTGCAGATGCCCACAATCTGACATCCTTGTTTTGCTTGAGACTGTTGTCTCTTGATAGTGCATCCTTGAGGACATAGGCTTGGAACTCCTCATTCGGCAATCTCTTCAAGTACTTTAAGATATTACCGATGTTCTTATCGTTAGCCTTGGTCGATAAGGTGGAGCATAAAGCATACATAATCGCAGGCTCTTCCACGATCTCCGCAGTATCAGGATTAGCGATTAGCTTATCAACATCAGGACACTTGGAGTAAACATCCATATGTGTCTTGAGATTAGCATAAGCTGATCTGCCGATCTGACCGCTGATAGCCTCAGCCATTGCCTCTTCATCGAGATCCCAATTCATGATCTGAGCAGATCTCTCGATAGACCTTGGAGTAGGATAAGCATTCTCGCCTAGCTTGAACTGATGCAAGAACTCAGGCTGAAATCTGAGCCATGAAATAACTCTATGATCAACACCCGTCTTAGCAAAATAGTTGCAAGTGTCATCGAGGTTAGGCTCGATCTCGAGGAACGTAAGCCTATCGATTACATGACTAGGCATAGCATTTGTACCCGCTTTGTCTGATAGCTTATTACCCGCTGACATTACATAACACTCAGTACGATCTAGCTTGTAATCGCCAATTCTATATTCATCGGCAATCTGAGCATATATGTTCATGTTGAGAATGGGGGCTTGAGGCAACTCGTCAAAGAAATACAAGACACCCTTGTATCCCTCGGCTTTTAGCTTTGCCATCTGCTCCGCATCGACATACCAATCAGGCTGAAGAACGATCATTCTATCGCCCTTAGGCATTCTCATACCGCCAATATCGGTAGGCTCTAGCTGAGGTAACGACACAATAACTAGATAAAAACCTAAGTCTTTAGCTATCTGCCTAGCTAATGCAGTCTTGCCAATGCCCATGCTACCCTCGAGGTGGAATGTGATTGGCTTGGTTAAAGTTTGAGCAACATTCTTTTTGATGCCCTCGACAATAATTTTTCTTGCTAATGATAATCTCATTATACAGTACTCCTTGTTTTTAAAGTTACACCTTTAATTTGGTTATGTTTAATCCAACGATCTCCGCTATTAAGCACGATAGATCCTTGGTCTAGTCTAAATCTACGATAAGCCTTTTTGCTAAAGTCGTAGACTGTTACGAGGTTAGGAACATCCCTATCCTCATACTTGAGAACTCCCCAAAACTTTCTGCGAGAGCCATCAATCTTTTTAAATACACCTCGGATAATACGACCACCGAAATGTTTTACGATATCTTGATTATTCATCTAGTAACTCCTCAATATCTATTTGTGAATTTGCCTCAGCCTTATTGAACTGAGACCCGATTTTTTGCTTTTCAATTTCTAATTGATCAGCAATTTCATGTAGACCATCCATCCTTAAATCTTGAATGATATCGTCTAGCTTTTGAATGGTTTTTAATTCATCCATATAGTTACTCCCATAGTTGTTATTGTTATTGCTCGACTGAACAAGCAGAGACCCGACAAAGTCGGATCTCAATTTGTGCATTCGATTATGCAGTAAGCTGATCGAGAACATCGTTAGTCTCTTTGTTATCGGTTGAGGTCTCGGATAACTTTTTGGCATTCGCCTCATCAGTTGCAACCCTGACCCTTTTGATATCTGCCATATGCTCTTCAATCTGATTGATCTCATCCATTGTTAGATCAGTTGGAACGAAGATAGTTTGCTCGACACCATCAACCTTTTTGGTAACCTCTTTGCCATAAACCATCTTGGCAATCTTCTCGGCAAGTGTAACCTCTTTTTTGCCTGAGACCTTTGCAACAATCTTGGTTTGAGTATCGAGATCATTCTCAGATAAGATGCTCTTGACTAACTCAGGTGTAGCCTGAGTAGGTAAATCAAAGAACTCGCAGAATTTGATACTGTTCTCTTTCAGTATCTTGGCTGACGATTTAGAAAGTCCGCAATGATTTACGAGATCCTCATACATAACTTGAGTTGTATGCTTGGAAACATTACCGCTTTTAGTCCTTGGGAACTGAGCAGAATGAACGATAAAAGGAACGTACTGCTCCTGAACTTTGTTATAGTTAATCGTTGCAGTATTCTCTTTGTTGACATCCTTGAGACCCGAAATCGTGGTCTCAGCGGATGCGATTGACTTTATGCTCTCGTTTGATAGTCCGTAAGAAATATTTTTTTGCATTAATTTTCTCCATTATTTGCAAGTTGGTTGGTTGATTAATTAGTAAGGAAAGCCCCAATTCTCGGCACACTTTTTGCCATAACCATTTTTAATTGATCTATCTACAGTCAATTCTTTATTGCACATAGAACAATGGTTAGACATTTTGCCATGATTGATAGCACTCTTTAAAGGATCGTCAGCTATAGACATAACAGTATCAATAGCCTCTTTAGATGCCCTCAGGATCGGCATGAATACGTTATTCATAATCTTACCTACATAGTTTTTCTCGGTATGCCCGTACTCGTTGGTATCCTTATGCTTAACGTAGATAGCCCCTTTATTCTTTGACTGCTCACTAGCCAAAGATAAGATAACATCTCCACAATGAAACCTTGGTCTCTTCAGCCCGTTACTTAATGCAACTGAAAAAAGATCCTCGATTTTTTTGGTGTCAAAACTTTTCCTGAGGCTCTCAGCCTTAGACTTGTTTACTGCCATCTTATCAAGCATAGCTTGAGCAGAGGACATTTGCTTTTCAGATAGACCGCCTTTTGATCTGTACTGATTTACAAGACTTAAAGCAAAGCTATTCCAAGACATAATCTCTTCTAACTTTGTGATAAGCTGAGGCAAATACTCGATGTTAATATTTTGCATTATGGTTCTCCATGTTGATTAATTATTCTAGGACAAGGAGCAGTAAATACTGCTCAATGTTTCGACCTCGTTAGGTCTCATCAGCTAGACTTTTTTGTTGGAATATTCCAACCGCCCATTGGGGCTAGAGGATATTTATTATCTGAGTTGTACTGTTGAATAGTTGAGTACATATCATTCTCTAGATCTTTTCTGCCTCTCCAAATTTCAACGAAAACTTTATCAGAAATATAACTAGGATTAACTCCATACAACTCGTCTAATAAAGCATCGTACTTTTTTAGAACTCCATCGATAATCTTCTTTTGTGTATCATTTATATTCATAATCTAGTCTCCATAAAAAAATTAACTGTTTCATACTTTCGTAATCATCAGGCACAACACACATTGCACTACAGTCTAGGACAAGAGGGCAA